GTGGATTGCGTATACATCGCGATTGGTTATGCCCTGAGCATGGAGGATTTGCTACTCAAAAGAGCGCCGAAAAAATAGCAAAAATGGGGCACCGCATGCCGGCATCAACTGATGATCTTTTGCATCTTACTCCAGACCTTCCGCATCCAACTATGATACGCGTAAAACCGGATGGGAAATTCACGCGAGTTGAAGAAGTTTATTATGCTGAAGTGTAAAAAACCTGTTGCAATGTGTAGCCCCATGTATTATAAAGGGGCTACACACTAACTGAGATGGAGGAAAAAATGGACATGGAAAACCTGAACGAAGTATTGGAAGATCATAAGAAATGGGTAAGCGGAACTGGAGGGGAAAAAGCAGACTTGAGCGGGGCAGACTTGTGCATGGCAGACTTGCGCAGGGCAAACTTGCGCGGGGCAAACTTGCACGGGGCAGACTTGTGCGGGGCAGACTTGAGCGGGGCAGACTTGTGCATGGCGAACTTGCGCAGGGCAAACTTGCGCGGGGCAAACTTGCACGGGGCAGACTTGTGCGGGGCAGACTTAGATATGTCGTGTTGGCCGCTGTGGTGCGGAAGCTTTGGTGTAAAAATTGATGAAAAATTGAAAAAACAGCTTATGTATCATGTCATAGATGCTTGTGGATCGGAAATGTTTACAGACGATCAAGTGGAGTTTGCAAACGGATTTCACAGGGTTGGGGAGATCAATGAGATTAAACGACGGGGGTAGCGGTGATGCAAACAAGGTTATTCATAAAAACATTTGACACAGGATTCTACATCGAATGGGAGCAACCAAAGGGGAGTTTGTGGAGCCTGTATATTTGGGGAGAATCCAGCATCGCTGGGCGCATCGCCTACGACCACGAAGATTACAAAGTTTTTCGCGAGGGGTGGAAGGTGCAGGAGTATGAAGTTGACCTAAAGGGATGCACCGTCGAGGTATTTGACCCGGAAGAAAAGGACACAAAGTACAAGCCGGAGGAGATGCCGGAGTTTGTGCGGGAGGCGTTGGTTGACGCAATGATTGAGATTGTAGAGAGGGAGTATTGAGGGATGGAGTATTTAGAGTTTTTGCAGAAAAAGATCCCGCTGGCAACATTTGACGGGCACGAAATAAGCACGGAAGAGATAAACCCGCTCTTGCTCGACCACCAAAAAGCCTGTGTTCAGTGGGCGGTGAAGGGTGGCAACCGGGCATTATTTGAAGCGTTTGGACTCGGGAAAAGTACACAGCAGATTGAGGTCTTACGCCTGACAAAAGAGAAAGCAGGAGGAAAGGCGCTTATTGTTTGCCCGCTCGGGGTGCGCCAGGAGTTCCGCAAAGACGGACTTTACGAAGGTAAGCACTGGGAAAAACGCGCTCGATCACTCGGGTTAGATATTGAAGATATCCGCGATAGATACGGCATAGCGTTTGAGTTTATCCGGCGTGATTCTGAGGTGATTCAGGAGCAGGATTATTATATCACGAATTACGAAAGTCTCAGGGATGGCAAACTTGACCCGAAGCAATTTACCGTTGTTACCCTTGACGAAGCCAGCATTCTTCGCAGTTTCGGGAGTAAAACCTTTCAAGAGTTCTTACCAAAGTTCAGAGGGGTGAAGCATAAGTTTGTCGCAACCGCTACCCCGTCACCGAACAAATACAAAGAGCTGATACACTACGCCGGATTCTTAGGGATAATGGACACAGGGCAAGCCCTGACGCGCTTTTTCCAGCGGGATAGTACCAAAGCTAACAACCTCAATCTATACCCGCACAAGGAAAAAGAGTTCTATCTGTGGCTCAATAGTTGGGCTGTATTTCTTCAGCGCCCGTCTGATTTAGGATTCTCAGATGAAGGCTATGATATGCCACCGCTAAAGGTACATTACCATGAAGTGCCGACCATGCACGAGCTGGCAGGAAACGAGAAGGACGGGCAGGGGTTGCTATACAAGAATGCCGCTGCAGGTCTACAAGCTGCAAGCGCAGAAAAGCGCGACAGTCTCCCCGCCAGGGTTGAGAAGTTGCAAGAGATATTGTCAAACGACCCTGACAACCATTACTTGATCTGGCACGACCTGGAAGCGGAGCGCCACGCTATCAAGAAAGCCGTCCCCGAGGCTGTTTCGGTGTACGGATCTCAAGACCTTGAAAAGAGGGAACAGGCTATTTGTGATTTCTCAGATGGGAAATTCAAGTATTTATCCGCAAAACCAATTATTGCAGGCTCAGGGTGCAACTTCCAGCGCCACTGCCACAAAGCGGTATTCCTAGGAGTTGGATATAAGTTCAATGATTTTATTCAAGCAATTCACCGCATACAGCGATTTCTGCAAACTGAAACTGTAGAAATACACATTATTTATTCCGAAGCAGAGCAGGACATTGTCCGCGTATTAAAAGAGAAGTGGGTACAGCATGAAAGGCTGGTTGAGAATATGACAAACATCATCAAGGAGCATGGGCTTAATCACTTGAGCCTGTCGGATATTTTAACGCGCACCATCGGATGCGAGCGCATAGAAGTTGAGAGCGAAAACTTCAAAGTAGCGCAGAATGATTGCGTACTAGAAGCGCAGAGGCAGGATGATAACAGCAAAGATATGATTGTTACATCCATACCGTTTAGCAATCACTACGAATACACACCCAGCTACAACGACTTCGGGCATACAGATAATAATGATCATTTTTGGGATCAGATGGATTATTTGACCCCTGAATTACTCCGCATCCTCAAACCAGGGCGGTTGTATTGTTGCCATGTCAAAGATCGCATCTTGTTTGGCAATGTCACCGGAGCCGGAGCGCCCACCGTGTCACCATTCCACTGTGAAGCCACCATGCACGGCATTAAGCACGGCTTTGACTACATGGGTATGATTACCGTTGTAACTGACGTTGTGCGCGAGAATAACCAGACTTACCGCCTCGGCTGGTCTGAGCAGTGCAAGGACGGTACTAAGATGGGAGTTGGTTCTCCGGAGTATGTATTGCTATTTCGTAAGCCTCAAACTGACCGTACACGCGGATATGCAGACCTTCCAGTATCAAAAGACAAAGAAGATTACACCCGCGCGAGATGGCAGGTAGATGCACATCAATACTGGAGGTCGAGCGGGGATAGACAACTAACCGCCGAAGATCTGGAAGGGATGAAACCAGACCAACTTGCAACCGCGTTCAAGGAATACACCGAAAGCCACGTTTATGATTATGAGCATCATGTGAAAATAGGTGAAGAGTTAGACAAAAAAGGCGCGCTACCCTCCACCTTCATGACTTTAGCCCCTGGTAGCCATCACAAGGACGTGTGGACAAACGTCAACCGGATGCTGACGCTTAACACGCAACAAGCTAAGAAGCGTAACATGCTACACGTCTGCCCCCTGCAATTCGATATCGTGGATAGACTAATCAGGCGATACACCAACGAAGGCGAGCTAGTATACGACCCATTCTGTGGTTTGGGAACCGTTCCATATCGTGCAATGAAGTTAGGGCGCAAGGGGCAGGGAAGCGAGCTGAACCCGCAATACTTCCTTGATTCTGTCCAGTATTTGAAAGCTATGGAGGAAGAGATCAAAATGCCGAGCCTTTTCGATCTCATGGAGGAACCCCATGAAAATGCTAGTTGACATCCACGAATACCACGCCCTCGAAGAAATAGCGCAGAACATCGCCGCCATGCAAGCCAGCCACCACCCGACCCAGGCGCTCCGCAATCTTGAGAGGGCAGTTGTGATAGCTGAAAAATTTTACTCAAAATGCAAAATAGATGTTGCAACGTGTCGCCCGGTGTAGTATAACTGTATTTAAGAGAGACGGGAAATCACACTTTTAACGGGAGGACGACATGGCAAACTATTTCATCAACTACGACAAGAACACAGGCTTGAGCATTGACACATTCCGTTATCCATCCGCTACGGTAGGAGATATTACCGACTTGGTAGAAGCGGTCAGAACTGGCAATGAGTCTGTTTCATGCCAACTCGAAGGAGCGCAGGACGCTTTAGAGGATGGCATGATCTGGGGCGATGGCGATCAAGGCGCTTTGGAAGAAGTGTACAACACAATCATACGGTATTTTTAGAAGTAAACATCACACCCCCTCACACCGAGGGGGTTAATTTAAAAGGAGAGCAGATGGACAGGATAAAGTTTAGTAAAACAATGGAAGAATCTTGCCGAGATTTTAAGAGGTTGGGGTATGCGCTTAATAATTCTTTATGGAAATCAAAGTCCTCAATCCAACACGATATGGTTAACACAAAGGAGGAAACAATGACAAACGAGGAAGAATATTATCAGTTTATCGATTATTGCAACGAGCGCGATCTGATAGCACTGGACAGCCCTAAAGCTGTTATCAGGCTGCGAGTGTTGACCAAAGGCCTTGAAACAATCGAGGCAGATGGGTGCTCGTACAATGACGCCCTTGACAACCTAAACATTGGATTACAAGCCCGACTCCGCAGCAAGATCGACGCGCTGTGCGAGGATTTGAAACAGTTGGAGGAGATGGAGATATGAACGAAAACATGCTTAAAATGAAAGACCTTACCGACAGATTCAAGGTGAACAGGACAACAATTTATCGCTGGATGGATAGAGAAGGCTTCCCGCAGCCAGTCAAGCTGGCAAACAATACAAACCGTTGGAAGCGCGAGGACGTGGAAGCGTGGGAGAAGAGCAAGCAAGGGGGTGAGTGATGGCAAACAACCGCGAAAAACACGCTATCGCCGCCGCGTCGTTAGCAATCGGCACGGTTACCCTCTTCGACAACGGCGAACTCTCCAAGACCGCGCAAACCCACGTTGACAGGATACAGGAGCGCGGACACGCAGCCATCGACGCACTGCCCCACCTCACACCAAAAGAAGCCCGCAGCGTATCGCGCCGGATTGAAAACTTAGGTGCAATGCTGGAGCGCGAGCAGGTCAACGGAATATCCGTAACCAGCTTATTGCTCGCAATTCTGGAGCTTTCCGTTGATAGCACCCACTGCAAGGAGTTGGAGCGCCTATTTATCGCTGTGAGACGCTTTCACAACTATTACGACCGGACAATTAAGTACGATACTTGTTACGCTCAGGCGGCACAAATTGCGGACAACTGGACGGATATGTGGGGGGTGGCATGAGAGATGATACCATCATTTTCCCGCAGTCCAATACAACCCTTGGCGATATTAAGCGGCTCGCCAAAAAGCACAAGAACAGATTAGGCGTTGCGCGAGAGATTGGCATTATCGGCAGCCACTTTGACAGAGCCGTCAAGGTGCATAATCTGTACTACATCTTCGACAGGTACAAAAAGAAAAGCAAGAACCGAGCGATGGCAGAGAAGGTGTTAAAGCATGCCGTTAAACACGGGAGCGTATCGGCTCAAGATATCAGAGACTATGGCTGGACTCATAAAGCCCCATCGGTTGCGATACAGCTAGCCCGCAAGTTAGGGCATCGGTTCGACAGGGAAAAGGGCGATAACAACGAGAACACATGGGTGTACGTAGAGCATGGCACAGCGCAAAAGCCTAACCGTGACGATGGCAACCCAGAGTTTGAGATCCAGACACACATAATAAAATGCTCAATCTGTGGCGACAAGATACGGGTGAAGACTAAGCTAGGCGAACGCCCAGACCCCCGGCGATTCTGCCAGGCGTGCAAAGAGCGGAATAACTCAGGGTGTGAAGATACATACACCCCCGCGCGTTTTGTAGATGCGTCAATGGGGGCTGAGCAACCGGGGGAGGTTAAGCGGTACAAGCCGGGCGATAAGGAGTTTGAGCGAGTAGCAAAAGAGTGTACGCCGATAAAAGATATTGAGCAGAAGGATAAAAAAGGTTTTCTGCCGTTTTTTTGATGATATTGTGTCGGTTGTTGTTGCATCGTGTCGCAAATTAGACTTTCTTAGCAATAAATCCGCCGCCCCCGCTCAGCCGGGGGCATGAAAGGAGGAACAAAATGGAATTCATACTTTTTTTAGGCGCTATCGCAATGATATCACTTTTTGCAGTAGGTAAACTCCTGCTATCGGTGATGGACGATATCACCCGCCGCAAGTATCTCAAGCGCATTGACGCTAAAACACGCGCAACGATGGCATCGAAGGATTATTGATATGATTAAAGCAGGCGTAATAACCGAGGTATTCAACGAACTTGACCGCTCAGATAAGAAGTATGGCGCTATGGCAGAGGAGTGGGAAGGTCTGCACACCCTCAAATGCGAGGTGGCAGAACTTGAGCGGGAAGTGATGAAGAAAAAAGACGACCCCGAAGCCATGCGGAAGGAAGCCGTGCAGGTAGCGGCTATGGGGCTTAAATTCTTGAGGGATTGTTGCAATGGGTAGTCTAGCGAAGGAGGTACACGAGATGCAGGAGCGCACCGCCCTCAAACGCCAGGTAGGCGGCAAGCATTATTCTGAACTTGAGATCCAGCCCGCTGAGTTTTGCCTTGCTAACATGAGCGTCGAAGAACTGACCGGAGTCTTGAAGTGGATGGTATGTAAATACACATGGCGCAAAAAGGATTCCATGCGCGAGGACTGGCAGAAAGCGAAGCACTATATTGAGATGATAGAGGAAGAAATTAGTAGGAGGTTGGACGGATGCAAGTAACCCTCATATCACATACAGAAAACCCCGTGCTTGCTTGTGCCTTTGCAGCCCGCACATGCGTTACAGAATCGCCCGGAGTGCCACAGGATGCAGAAGGGGTTGTGCGCCGCGTTTTAGGGTACGGACACGAATCCATAGCAGAGCATGCCTCTTTTACTTTCCTGATTGAAGGTATCAGCCGCGCATGTAGCCACCAGCTTGTGAGATACCGTCACGCCAGTTATGCACAGCAGAGTCAGAGGTATGTACCACTGGATACTAGCACAGATGGAACAGAATACTATGTTGTGCCTGAATCAATATCCAGTAGCAGCCCACAAGCAGTTGTAGCCTTTGGAAACGCAATGCTTGAGTGTGAAAGAGCGTACAAGAAACTGCTCGATGCCGGTATTCCCCCCGAAGATGCCCGCTACATCCTCCCCAATGCCACATGTACAAACATAACAGTAACGGTCAACGCCGCCGAACTCAGACACATGATGCGACAAAGGCTTTGTACGCGTGCTCAGTGGGAAATAAGAGACCTGGTAGGGGCAATGGTCGATCAGGTAAATGAAGTGGCTCCTGTGCTGTTTGAGGGGGTTGGCCCTGCTTGTCTGAACGGCGAATGTCCAGAAGGAGCCATGAGTTGCGGTAAGCCATGGAAAGGATAGGCAACATGACAGATATAGAGTTAAAAACGCTAGAAACATTATTGCGGCAGTTTAGAGATGAATCTATTGACAGAGGGGAGTGGAATAAGCGCGA